TAAAGACTATAATCTATCATCTAGTAAATTCCTTTCTTTCAATGTCTGCTTCAACGCATTCATCTCCATATTGTACTTCTAATATATGGCAAGGAACATCTTTTTCATTAATACCTTTATGCCAAATTTCTTTACCTATTTGGTATCCTGTGTTAGTTGCTGGTAGTATTACTTCTTGTATACCTGCAGGACCGTCTGTAACAACTATACACTCACCTTTTAATACGTACCAATGTTCTGCACGTTTAAAATGTCTTTGCATACTTAAACTACTTTTAGGATCTATCACAAGTTCTTTTACTTTATAACCAGGTTGATTATCTAATACTCTATACCAACCCCAATTACGTTTTGTTTTAGGGTATTTATACTCTTCTAAAATCCAACTACTAGAGTTCTTTTTATCAGTACCGCCAACACCAAATACAAATGAAATTTCTCCATTGTCTTTGTAAACTTCCATTTCAGGAATGTTCTTTTCTGTTCGATCGCCACCATTACAAAATATAATTTGGTTACCACTTTTACGTAATTTTAATTTGAAGATTGCACCGCAGGCAGTATTATCAGAGTCGTCCCAAGTTATTACTTCGTCGACCATTTTTAAATTTTGTATAATTGTTTTCCGTTCTTTGAGAGGCATAAACGGTAAACCTTTTTTACGAGTTAACCACTCGTCACTATTAAGCCCGACGACTAATTTGTCGCCGAGCTTTTTAGCTTCTTCGAAATAAGATATATGTCCAGAATGTAGTGGATCAAAGCCACCTGTTACTAATACAACCTTCATAGTTGTATTTAAATTTTATCTGGCTTCTGCTTCTACGAATTGAATCATTGTTTCTGGATCAGTACAAGTGTAAGGATCATCGTCCTCACCTTTGTGGTTAAATCCGGGCTCTACAAATGCTTCTTTAACTAAACCGTTCTCAGCATAAAGTGAATATCTCCAGCTACGGTTAGCAAATCCTTTGTCTCTTTTAGTACATAACATACCCATTGAGTCTGTAAAGTCTCCGTTACCATCTGCTAATAATTTTACTTTTTCTATGCCAAGTTCTTTAGCCCAAGCATTCATTACAAAGCCGTCATTTACTGATACACAATACACTTCATCTATTCCAGCCGCCTTAAACCTATCATACATTTCTTCGTATGCTGGTAATTGCTTTGTGGAACAAGTTGGTGTAAATGCACCTGGTAAACTAAACAAAACGATCTTCTTATTTGCAAATAAATCTGCTGACTGTTGATTAAAAAACTCTCCAGCAACTCTTTGTACAAAACATTCATTTGGAATAGTATCCCATTTTTGAATAGATTGTCTTGAGCCTGGTAAGTCAGTTCTCTCAGCATGATTTATTTTAGGTCTTGTGTTGCCGCCATATTGTTTAGCAACTTGACCTGGTTGAGTCTCGCTCATTTTCATAATGTTTTCCTTTTAATCCTAAAGACTTGCGTCTTCCATTCCTGCAACTCGTAACTTAACTATGTTAGTAAGTTGCCATTGTTTTTGGTCTAATGCCTTTGTTACGCCTAACCATTTATTACGCATTAATGCAAACTCGTTAATTATTTTTTCATAATCAACAACGTCAGCTTCGCCGTCTACATATTTTTCAACGTCTCTGCTTGATAATGCTCGTGCATAATTCTCTAAATACTTTTTAAAAAAACTACTTCTTAAACGTCTTAATTCGATGTTTAGGTATTCTAGTATTGCTTCTAACTCTTGCAACTGATTAAATCGTTGCTCAACTATACCAGGCATCTCTGCCGCGGCCTTTTCTACATTACCTTTAATACGAATTTGTTTTTTAGCTTCGTCTAATTCGTCTTCAAAGTACTGTATAGCCTTAGGTATATTGTTAATATCTTTAGCAATATCAGAATACCAACCCATTAATAATCCTCGTCATCAATTTCGTCATCGTAGTCAACGTCTTCTTCCAAATAATAACCAATGGCTTTGTCAAGTTCATGATCAGAACCTAAAGCATCTCTAAATGCTTCGTCTTCGGTTCCGAAATCAGCACATAAATCAACATACTTTTCAGCAACTGTTTCAATATGTTTCTTGTCAATGTATTCTTTGAATACTTGCCACGTTTCTACTATCTGCGTACCGTCCATAAGTCTTACTCCTCAGTGGTTGTTTCATCAACTTCCTGCACAGGTTCTTCTGTGGATAACTTCTCGAAGTCACTCATAATTATGTCTAGTTTCTCACCAGACCAGTCTTTTCGATATTCAAGTGTTTCCTTGCCCGTGCTATCAACGTATTTAAGTCTATTGCCTTGTTGATTTAACAGGCCTTTTTTCTCAAATAGGTCAACTAGACCACTATATGGATTCATTCCAGTTTCATATGGAATTTTAACTTGTACGCCTTCAAACGGTTTTGCATATCTAGTTTTCATAACTTTACAACCCGCTCTAATACCACGTACATCGGTAACTTTCTTACCATCTTCGTCCTCTTTTAGTTTCAATTTCTTCATTGCTACTACAATAGAACTTGCATAGATAAATCCTTGTCCACCTGATATTTTATCATCTGGATCAAACATATCTTGTGATGCGTAAGTGTGATTAGTACATACTAATCCAACGTTGTGTGAACCAATCATGTTAACTGTATTTCTAACAAGTGATGTAAGTGCTTTAGGTTTTCTACCCATATCACCCTTCATATCACCTTTATTAAACTGATCAACATCTGTTGGTGTAAGTAACATACCCAAACTATCAATAACAAATAACACTTTAGGTCTTTCTTCCTCAGGTGTTTCTCTGTAGTCATTCATAAATGTTGATATAGTTTTTGCTACATCATCAATCATTGACATATTAAGTTTAAGTAGTTTTTCATCACTAGTGTCAACGTTTAATGCTTGTAACCAAGTTTCATCTAAAGCATTCTCTGAGTCAATCAAAACAACAAATATGCCTTGCTCTTGTGCCGCCTTTACAATGTTACCTGCACAAATATATGATTTACCTGCACCAGATTCACCTGCAAAAACAGTTACCTTACCCATTGGAACGCCTTTATTAAAGTCGCCACTAATTAAATAATTGAGTGCATAATTACCTGTACTAATCCAATCAGTTGGATCATGAAATCCAGCACTCATTCCTGTAATAGATTTAGTTAAGTTTTTACGAAACTTAGAAACGTCAAATGCCTTGTTAGCCATTATTACTCCTTAATCCTATGTACTTGGGGTTGCCGTGCAGACAACCCCTTATACAATATTAGTTTACGACTGTCTGTTACGGATCATCGCTAGGATGTCTTCCGCTTTATTATTGTCAGCCGGTGCTTCAGTTGTTGCTGGAGCATCAGTTGTAGTAGGTTGTGCTACTGCCTCTGCTACTTTTGGTGCTTCTGGAGCCGCCGCTGGAGCAGGTGTTGGTGTAGTAGCTTTTACAGGATCACCTGTTTGTGCTTTTACACCAGCTGGTCTAAAGTATTGACCAAACTGTTCCAAATCGTATGCTTCACCATCAACAGATGCTTCAAACATCTTCTTGATGACACCAACTTCAACCTCACTTGGTTTCTTAGGTAAGTAATCACCTAAATTAAACAAGCCATGGTCTTCAATAGCTTTATACTCTTCTTCACTTAATGGTCTCTCTTTACGAGCCCAGTTTGAAGTTGAGTAGTCGGCATATCCACCTTTAGAAGTTTTCGCAATTCTAAAGTCTACACCTGATGTATAATCAGTTGGTAACTCATTCATATCAGGATCCATTAATGCTCCCTTAATAATTTGGAAGATTTGTGGTCCAATAATCATTCGTCTAATTGGATTTGCTGGAGTTGAATCCTCTTTTAAAGGATTGTCTGTAACAAAGCCTTGGAAAACATATGAACGTTTTTTCCAATATTTACGTCCCATATCTTCTAAGTTTTTGTCTTTAAACCATCCACGTACTTCTGAAAGTACTGGACAAGTTTCACTATACATTTCCATACAAGGTACTTGCACTTGTACTGGACGAGAGTCTGTCTCGCCTTTAATACCAGCAAAAGGTAGTTTGATCATCAAACGTTCTTGCCAGAAAAATGTATTGTTTTCGTCGCCATCTGGAAGGAAACGGACAGTTGATGTCTCGCCTTCTTTTAAGTTCCAAAATGGGTAAATGGCGTTGTCGCCGCCTGTGGAAGATCCCGATGAGCGGGTTTCCTGTTCTTTAAGTTTTGCACGAATTTCTGCTAATGTAGCCATAATATAAGCCTCCTATAATTGTTAAGCCTTCGTTGCTTGTGCCTGTTAATAGTGTAGCACAGTTTATATACTACACTAATATACTTATAAAGTCAACCTTCATGTTGCCAAAAAAGTGACTTTATAAATTCTTATACACCTGCTAGGTGTTTAATTCTTTCCATCTCGCGATCTTTACCTTGCTTTAGTCTAGCAATCATTTTTTCTGCAAATGGTATTGCTTTGTCGCCAAACTCTTTTTCACAAGCTGTAACTATCGCTGTTTCGCCTTTTGGAAATGAGTTAGAAGTGTAGTCGTAATGTGATTTAACCAATTCTTCTAATCTTTCGCTAGGTTTTCTTTTGTCTTCTTTTGCCTTTTCAATACTTCCGTCTGGATTCATTTTAACAGCAATATCATCTTCGCCTTCTTTGTATCCTTTTTCTTTTGCTTCTGAATCCAATTCTGCTTTACGTCTCATAATTTCTTTTTTAAGTTTCTCATCTTTATGAGTGTTTGGATCCATTTGGATATCTTGGATAGCTTTTTTCTTTGCTTGATAATCTTCTTTATCTTTGATTCCAGTATTTCTATCTTCTGTAGCCATATCACCTGTATCAATTTTTGATAAAATACTTGGTGCTTTAGCTTTAATATATTTCATTACTAAAGGTCGTACATCTGTGCTCGATTCTTTCTGTCCTACTTGTTTGAACATATCTAATAGTAATGGGTCGTCTATGACTCCCTTTAAACTCATAACAGCATTGTTACCGTTAACACCTGCTTGAAATTCGCTAGCCATTAAGCCATTTAGTTTTTTAATCGCGGCTTGTTGGTCAGCTCCTTGTCCATCGATTAAAGCATCTTCAGTTTCTCCCACTATGTTTGAAAGTTCACTTTCAAATTCATCTTCTGGTGATAAAGTTTCGTTAGCTTGATATCCTGCTTTGTCCAATGCATCAATAACTGCATCTCTTGGACTCATAGTATGTACAATAACTCCACCTTGTCGCATTTCATCTGGCTCACAAGTAGCTTTGATACCAGACTTCGAAAGTTCGTATTGCATTTCTTCGCAATCTTTTTCGCTTATGCCTCTGTCCTCATCATAGTCTCCGTCAATGTCTATTGCGTGTGCGTGTGCTTCGTCACCGCCTTCATATCCACTAGCTTCGTCTTTAATAAGTTCTTGTTGATGTGCTTCTAGTTCCTCTATTGAATCAAAAGGTCCACCTGTCATCTTACCATCTTTGTAAGAATAAAATTTTCCTTTTTCGTGTTTAGCCGCAAGTCCGTATTTGTTCATTCCCATATCGGAAACTTCACCTAATAAATCTTCTGGGCTAACTTCTTCAACTTGTTTCTTTTCTTTTACTAAATTATAAATGTATGGAAAAACGTTTTTCAGTTCTTCGTTGAAAGTTCTAATTGTTAATTCATCAATCCAACTGTTTTGTAGTTCTTCTGGAACTTCTTCGTTAACAACTGGAGTAAAGTTTTTAAATGCTTCTGCGTAATGAGTTGGTCTTTGTAATTTCATTACTTCCATTTTAATACTGTCAAGTCTTTCATTAACAATATCCATGTAACCTTTTAAGCCTTCTGCCATTACTGCTGAACGGTTCATGTATGTTTTAAACTGACGTAGCTTTGATAATTCTTCGCTGAGTGAAACGATATGTTTACCAAAGTCATCGTATAAGTTTCCGCCTTCGCTTACGTGTCTTGCTAAAGCTCTTGCTCCGTTTAAATGTCTAAATGGATACTTAAATCTTTCTCCATTTTCTGATTCTATATAAAGGCTGTGTACGTGTTGTGTTCTTGCTCCAGGAACTTCTTGGTTCACTGGTTGCGTATGTTTAAGTACTAGCCTAGCTTTGTCAACATCTTCGTAACTTGTTCTACTAGTGCCGTACATTTTAGATTCACTCATTGTTTTCTCTCCGGCAGTTTTAGTTAAGTGTGCGTAATCTCTTTTATCAAGATTAGATTTAGTTATATCACGTGTATCAAAGTTAAGCATATTTCTTTTTGAAAAAGTACGTAGTTCTTTTAAGAAGTCGAACCAACTACTTCTGATACTGTCTGGCTGTTCGCTAATAAATGATGTATTGTAAGTAACTGCAACTTCTTTTTCACTTAAAGATATGCTTACTTTACCTAAATTATCTTCGCCAACTTTGTAATCAAAGTCAAAGTAACGTGCAAGTTTAGGCTCGTCAGTTACAACACCTTCGGCATCGCCGAGTGTTACTGATGGGAATCTACCCCTAATTTTAGCAAATAGCTGATCTGATATATATTCCATATTGCTCATATATGTATTTACCTTATATTGGTTGAAATGAATATAGGCATTGGCGGTGTAGTATCGTCGCCTGTATCAGCCTGATTAAACGTTTCATATACCCTAGGATCCCAGTCTTTTAGTACTGCCATTATACGCATACTCAACAAACTAGCACTAACTAGATCGTCATTTTCACCTGGTTTAGCTTTATAACTAGTACCACTAGCAACAAAAGCCTTAAGTTCGCTTACTAATATTTTACTGTTTATTGTTAGCTTGTCGTTTTCAACCATATTCTTTAATCTAGTACAAGCACTAATTTTAGTACTGTGAGTTGTATTAAATCCTTTTCTAAACTTACGTACATGGCCTTTTCTAATAGGTTCTGATACACACATACCTGGTATATTCTCTTCTCCTAAATCTCTAATAACAATTAGAGCACCTTCACCTATTGAATTATTTTCTACACTCCAATAAATGTTTTGTCCTTGATTATGACAACAATCTTTTATGTAGTTACAAATATCTTTTAATATTCTTATTTGTGCAGGTATAGGAGTTTGATTATGCCTCCACTCTGCAATTTGTTTATAGCTTGGTAATTCAAATACTTGTATCGCGGCATAGTCACCACCTGTTCCCATAGCAGGATCTAATGCAACAACATAAGTGCTAGTACCTTCTGGCTTTCCATACCAACGTGTTTGCCCCATATTCATAACAGGATCAATACCTTCTAAACTTGATAA